GGTTATCAAAGCTAAAGCAATTTGTTTCCCGATGCTTGTACACGAAATCGTAAAAGGACTTTACGAGATTGTTGGTACAGAAGGATTTGGTGCTGATAAAGAAAAAAACCAAGCTATTGTTGGTGCAGTAGATAAATTATCAAACGAACCAAACGATTTACGTTTTGGTAAGTTTTTATATGATGCTATTAATAAGTTATACGCTGAAAGCAATGTAGAAGATGCTCGCGTTCGCGAATTATTCTTTGCTTCATTATATAAATTAGAAGAAGACGAGTTTATTCCATTTGTAGAAAATGCTGTTAATGATGAATTAACACCATCCCAAAAACAATGGGCATTAGGTGAGATGAGAGATATAGAAAAAGATCTTCGCAAAGACGATACTGGATTAGAGGATTTGGATTAATAAAGATACTTTCGTATCTTTAAAACCAAAAACGATGGAAACTAGAAGAATAACTACAGGAGACGGTACCATTGCATATTATTTAGAAGTAGACGGTATTAATAAACTTCATAACGTTGATGGCCCCGCATTAATCCCCCAAGGCAATAAACGCCAATCCGAATATTGGTTATTTGGTTTTAAGTATTCTAAAACAGATTGGGAAGATAGAAAAAAAGATACTAACGGTGTGCCCTGGTATAAAACAGCAGCTGGTAAAGCAGCAGGCGCAAGAGTATAAGGATCGTCAAGATCCTTTTCTTAATTTCATGTTATGGAAAGAAAGTTTACTCGTGTTTATGAAGATGAAGACACAATTGAGACATGGACATTTAATTTAGATAAATTTGCTCGTGGTCCAATTGATGTTGATATCAAATACAAAGCGGGAGCTGAAAAACGTATTAAACAACGTATTAAGGAGGCTAAGCAACAGAAGAAAACAGAACGACAAATGGCTAAAATTAATAAACGTAATAAAAAATAGTTATGTCACAACTTCGAATTTGTAAATCAACATATATAGATAAGTACGGAAACCCATCTAATGAATATTATTATATTCAACGCAAAAAATCATTTTTAGGTTTCAAATACTGGTCAGATGTAGAGCATGGAGTTAACGGTACATCAACTGAGTGGGAAGGCACTACTCATTTTGGTACTTATGAAGATGCTTATGCTTGTTGTCTAAAAATAGATAAAGGTATAAAACTAGATAGTTGGAAAGACGAAGTAATATCTTATGTTTAAAATATATAACAAATGAGAATAGGATTAGTTGGTACAATGTCTGTAGGTAAAACTACATTAGCTAAAGCGCTAGGTGAAACAGAACAATTTAAAGATTATCCTGTACAAACAGAGCGTAGTAAATATTTGCGTGATTTAGGCATTCCACTGAATACTGATTCTACACTACGTGGTCAATTTGTATTTTTAGCTGAACGTGCTACTGAATTATTATATGATAAAATCATTACAGATCGTACAATTTGGGATGTATGTTCTTTTACACTAAGTGCTAAATCAATTGCTGATTGGGAAAAACGTGATTTTGTAACAGCAGCGATGCATCTTCGTGAATATTACGATTTAGTTATTTATGTTTCACCAGAAGGTGTTAATATGGAAGACAATGGTGTTCGTGAAACTGACGAAGTATATCGCAAAAAGATTGATCAAGTTATTCAAATGATGCTAAACGAATATAAACCTAAAAAATTAATAACTGTTAAGGGTAGTACGGAGGAACGTATTGCTACTATTATTTCCAACTTAAATTAATATTTATGGACATCACACAAACTGAATTAAAAGCAATGAAAGCCAAACAACTCCGCAGAATTATTCGCGAAGCTATTCAAGAAATATTAACTGAAGATCAAGCTGCTGACAAAAAAGCTCAAGATACAGCAAAACAAGCTGAAACAGCTAGACTAGCTGCTCTTCAAAAAACAAAATCTGAACTAAGTAAAGCAGCTTCTGCTGAAGAAAAACCAGCTCAAGATGCCCAGAAAGCAGCAGTTGATAAACAAATTGCAGTAACTACTAAAAGAATACAAAAGTTAAATAAACCAGGCCTTTCCTCTCTTGATTTAGATGAAATGGCTCGTATTGCTAAAGGATTCCGTTTAGCTGATGAAAATATAGATACTGCTCAATACGCAAATAAACGTGTTAGCGGAACTTCATTACAAGATATTATTAACTACTTCCGCGAAAACCCAGGTGCTGATAAAAAATCATTACAATCACAATTTAATTTTGCTCGTCCACAAATTGCAAATGCAGTAGTAAACGCATTATTAGATGCAAACGTATTAGTTAAATTAGGTGCGGGTGGTGAAGTTGAAGCTACACCTGAACCAGGTGAAGAAGTAGCTCCACAAGCTACTGAACCAGAAGATTTGTTTATGGGTGGATCGGAAAATCCACTTTCAATGTATTTTGATAATGAACCAAATGATGATGGTTCTGAAGATTTTACAGATGAAACTGAACCAGAAGCTGGTGAACTTGAAAAAGCAGAACCAACTGCAGGTTCAATGTCTGATGAAGATTACGAAGCATTTATGAAATATGATGAATTGAAACGTCGTTTAGATGCTACTAAATCTAACATCTTAAAAACAAGAAAATCTAGAGGTGCCGCTGGTGATATTGCTGATAAACCATCTACTGAATTAGTACGTTTACGTGATTTGAAAAAATCACTTGAAGATAGAATTGATACATTAGTTGCAGGTTCAGATTATTTAAAAAAGAAACTTGCAAAACAAAATCCACCCCCACCAATTGAAACACCTGAAGAAGATGAAACAGTAGCTGAAGGATTAGACGAATGGACAATTGGTAAAATGCAATATTACGCTGGTATTAAAAAATAATTTATGACAAAAACAAAGGTAACAAGAGCAAAGGCAACAAAAGCAAAAACAAAATTTAAAGAAATTACTATTAAAAAAGATCTTATTGATTTTATCAAAAAGAATGAAAGTAAAAGTAAATTAGGTTTATATATAGTACTTGGACTTTTAGCAATACTTGGAATTCTTTGGGTTACTACTCGTCAACCACAAATGCCTGCTAATATCAAAGCAACAATTGATTCATTGTCTGCTATTAATAAACAATTATTAGAAAGACAAAAACAAATTGACAGCACAATCGCTGTTTATGAAACTGAAATCAATCAGATTGATGATCAGGTAGATAATATTAAAGAAAAAACAACTATTGTTCGTGAATATTATCATGAGGTAGGTCAACAATCAGGTAAATATACTCCAACTCAAGTTGATTCATTTTTTAAAGCTAGATACAACTACTAATGAAATACTTTTTAATTATATTGGCCTTTTTACCTTTATTTGGTAACGCCCAAACACAAGACACTATTAAACTACCAGTTAATGTAGCTAAACAAATTGTTAAAGATTTAGTTAGCGGAGATAGTGCTAAAGCAGAATTAAAATTATGTAATGAAAACGTTACATTATTAGAAAAGAAAATAACATTAAAAGACAGCATTATTTCAGGTCATAAACAACAACTTGTACTTTGTGATGAGCGTGTTGCTAATGAAGTAAAAAAATTCGATGCTCAAGGTTTGTGGGTTAAAGATTTACAAAAACAAAATAAGAAACTTAAAGTAAAATTACGCTTTATTCAGATAACTGGAACAGCAATTGTTGGGGGTTTAACATACCTCTATTTTACAAAATAATCCTTGCAATCCCATGCACTGAGGCCCAACCACAACGGTTGGGCTTCTTTTATATATTTATATATAACCAATAGTGTTATATATGGCTAACCAAGCAGATATTAAAGAAATAATTAAGCAGGAGTATATCAAATGCGCTATGGACCCTGTGCATTTCTTTAGAAAATATTGTTATATTACACACCCAATAAAAGGAAGAATATTATTTCATCTATATCCCTTTCAGGAACAAACATTAAGTGATTTTAGACAGCACCGTTTTTCCATAGTAAATAAATCTCGTCAGTTAGGCATCTCTACTCTTGTAGCAGGGTATGCTTTGTGGACAATGTTGTTTAATAAAGATAAAACAGTGTTGTGTATAGCTACTAAACAAGAAACAGCTAAAGGGATGGTTGAAAAGGTACAGTTTATGTATAATAACTTACCTTCCTGGCTACGTGGTAACCAAAAACCAATTTCAGATAATAAACTATCACTAAAATTAGCTAATAACTCTCAGATTGTAGCTACATCAGCTGCCTCAGATGCAGGTCGATCCTACGCCGTATCTTTATTATTAATAGATGAGGCTGCGTTTATTGAGGGTATTGACCGCATTTATACTAGTATTAAACCTACCATTGCTACGGGAGGAGGAATCATTGCATTATCCTCTCCAAACGGTATTGGTAACTGGTTTCATAAAACATATAAAGAAGCTGTAATAGGCGATAATGACTTTTACCCTATTGAATTAAAATGGAATTTACATCCTGATCGTGTAGCACCAGTAGATCCTGAATGGGAACAACGTGAACGTACAAATATGTCACCACGTGAATTTGCTCAAGAATATGATTGCGACTTTCTCGGCTCTGGAAACTCAGTAATTGAACCTGACAATCTATCTTTTTATGAACAAACGTTTATCCAAGATCCTGTGGAACGCCGCTTTATGGGTGGTGACTTTTGGATTTGGCAATATGCTGATTATAGCAAGTCTTATATTGTATGTGCTGACGTTGCTCGCGGAGACAGTAGTGACTACTCTGCATTTCATATTATTGATATCGAATCGTGTGAGCAAGTGGCTGAATATAAATCGCAGATCGATACCCGATCTTATGGTAATATGCTTGTTTCTGTTGCTTCTGAATGGAATAATGCTTTACTTGTTGTTGAAAACGCAAATGTAGGATGGGATGTAGTAAACACAATTATAGAAAAGGGTTATCAAAATCTATATTATTCACCTCGTGCTTATGGTGAAATGCATATAGATAAATGGATGGCTAAAATGGATAGTGAACAAACAGTTCCCGGATTTACTACATCAGTTAAAACAAGACCACTTGTTGTCTCCAAAATGGAGGCGTATATTCGAGATAGAGTATTTACTTTTAGGTCTAAACGTTTACTCGAAGAACTACGTGTATTCGTTTGGCAAAATGGTAAAGCTCAAGCCCAAAATGGATATAATGACGATTTAGTTATGGCCTTAGGAATTGGATTATTTACTAGAGATACTGGTGTTAAATTCCATCAACAAGGATTAGACATGACTAGAATGGCTTTAGGTGGTATATCTAGAACTGGTGGTGGACCTGGTAATATACCAATGTTACCAAGTGGAACACCAAATCCATACATGATGGATACACCACATGGCCCTGAAGATTTCACATGGGTGTTATAAGTGATAAATATTTATTGATATAATAAAACACAAAAATGGCTGAACAAAATACAGGCTTATTTAGTAGACTAAGACGCCTATTCTCCACAGATGTTATCATCAGAAATGTAGGAGGTAATCAGTTAAAAACGGTAGACGTTGATAGAATTCAAGCATACGGTAACGTAAAAACAAACGCTTTAATTGATAGATTCACCAAGTTGCACCGCTATGGCGCTAATATGCCATACAACCCAACAATGAACTATCAAACACTTCGTATTCAGTTATATACTGACTATGAAGCAATGGATACAGAGTCAATCGTTGCCTCTGCTCTTGATATTGTTGCTGATGAATCAACATTGAAAAATGAAGCTGGAGAGGTATTACAAATTAGAAGTGCTGATGAAAATATTCAGCGCATTTTATATAACTTATTCTACGATGTTTTAAACATCGAGTTTAACTTATGGTTATGGACTCGCAATATGTGTAAATATGGTGATTTCTATTTACATCTTGAAATTGCAGAAAAATTTGGTATTTACAGCGTAACACCATTGTCAGTTTATGATATGGTTCGTGAAGAAGGTGTTGATCCAACTAACCCATCTTATGTGTGTTTTAAGATTGACCCAATGGTAATTGCCGCTGGTGGTATCAATTCACGTGTTAAAGATAGAGATGGTAAGATTAAGTTTGAAAACTATGAAATAGCGCATTTTAGACTATTAACTGACGCTAACTACTTACCTTACGGACGTTCTTATATTGAACCTGCTCGTAAAACTTATAAACAATATGTGTTGATGAAAGATGCCATGTTGCTACATCGCATCACCCGTGCCCCAGAAAAACGTATTTTCTACGTTGATA